TCACTCGTTGCATCAGGACCTGTCTCATTCGGAAAAATCTACTCAACATTAAATGAAATTCTTAGGCGCGGAGGGACGTACCGCAACGGTGCTGTGGTCCTCCATCTTGATATTAATCACCCCGATATTCTTGAGTTCGTGTGGGCAGAAAGACACGAGCTCCCATGGGTTAAACGATGTGTTAACCTCACCCCAGAACTCTGGGCTGATTCAAACCCTGAAACAAAGGAAGCAATACTTGGAGGAATTGCAAGAGGAGACATTTGGCTCAACAAAATAAAACATGACAGAAATGGAAACAGAATCCGTGGCAACGTCTGCCTTGAGGTTTATTTGCCCTCACGCGGAACGTGCCTCTTACAACATATCAATCTCTCAGCCTGTCGTATCGGCGACCTACGACCAAGTTTTCGTGAAGGCATGCAAGAACTGTGCAGCCTCCATGGTAAAACAGGTGTTGGATCAACTGGTGAATACTTAAAACCAGAGGTTGACAGACAGGTTGGACTAGGGATGCTTGGCTTAGCCAACTTCTTAGCTAACAACAACATTACATATGCCGAGTTTGGTAAGGCGCTGGAAGCATGTAACAATGCTGAGCCTTACGAAGGTTACGCAGGATTAGCAGCACGCGAGCTCTTCCTCGGCATACAAGAAGCTGCTAACATAGCAAGAGAGAACAAGATGGAACGGGCATTTGCTATAGCCCCTACTGCCAGTTGTTCTTACAGGAGTAGAGACCTAAATGGATTCACTGCTACACCTGAAATAGCACCACCTATATCACGCACTGTGGATAGAGACTCAGGAGAGTTTGGTGTGGAAACAGTAGAATATGGTAACGTCGAGATCGCATCTGAAGTAGGATGGGAGAATTATAAATTGGTAGCAGATCAGATAATGATTATGCTCGATAGAACAGGATTGCTTCATGGCTATAGCTTCAACTCTTGGAGTGATATGGTGACTTACGATGAGGCTTTTATAGAAGAGTGGCTTAACTCACCACAGACTTCTTTATATTATGCCTTGCAAGTAATGGGAGACACACAGGATAAGACAGATGCTTACGCAGCACTAGATGATTCCTCAGTTCAAGATTACTTAGCAGATATTATGAGTAATAAACCAGACGAAATAGCTTGTGATTGTCAGCAATGAATCCCTACATAAAATTACTGTCCCGGAAAAGAACTTGGACACCAGTACAAACTACTAAAGGAAAACTAAAAGAAGGTGCAGAAGAAACCATCTACCGTGCTCTTGCAATACGCCATATGGAGTTACCAGTTGGCGAGTTCATTACAGAAGCACTTGATAAAGAAGTTCCCGACACTGCTAGAGCACTTCTAGAGTCGAACGTAAAGGACGAGATCAAACATGACCTCGCTCTTGGATACATCACCAACGCACTAGGCGTCGATGACAAAGCCGAAGCCGAAGCACTGCGCTTACGTGCAGCTTGGGAACAACATCCAGACCACACAATATGTAAGGCGTTAGTAGCAGAGAGAGCGATCTTCTTTGTACTACTACCCTTCTTTAGATTCTGTGGTGACGCAGGATTACGTACAGTATCAGCAGACATCTCTCGAGATGAGCAAGTACACGTAGCAACAAACAGTTTAGTATGTACAGAGTTAGGTCTAAAGCCTAGTAAATCTCTTGACATGTTAAGGAAGGCTACTATAAACTGGGTCATGGAACCATTAAAACAAAGTGCTGATAAATATTTGGACAAAAAATTTTGGCTCGATGCCAGCGACAGACTAATGTACGAAGGCAAAGCACCACAATTCCAATCAACCAAGGCAGCTAGAATGCCTGCATTTTTTGAGCACTCAAATGTCAATCTCCCTCAATACTCTTAAGCTACATAACGATAGACTTGATGAGTTATTAAAAAAGTTGGAAGCTGACTTTGGGTGGAAACCTATTCACCCATCAGAACCAATCGAATCAATCATGTACAGAGCTGGACAAGCAAGCGTGATTGATTACATAAAATCTATAGAAGACGAGGAAATTTAATTATGTGCGTATTTGGAGGAAACAATCCCTCACCACCACCCCCAGCACCATTACCCCCACCACCTCCAGTGCCTCCTGCACCTCCTGCACCATTGCCAACACCTGAGCCAATGGAAAAGACAGTTAACCCACAGGTAAGGAGAGCTAAATCTAAGAAAGCTAAAGGTGAATTTGCTCAAGGCACTTCACAACTCAGAGTACCTCTTGGATCTAAAGTCAACACTGGACAGTCAGGTCCAGCCGGAGGACTTAATCAATGATGACAGCACGTAAGAGATATGAACAATTAGCTACAGGTCGTAGAGATTTTCTAGACAAAGCAGTTGAGTGTTCAGAACTTACGTTGCCGTATCTTATTCAAGACGATCTATCGTCTAGACCAACCCACGAATCTCTGAAAGTACCATGGCAAAGCATAGGTAGTAAGTGTGTAGTCACTCTTGCAGCAAAACTTATGCTTGCTATTCTTCCTCCCCAGACTAGCTTCTTCAAGCTACAGCTACGAGAAGATAAACTGGGTGAAGAATTTACACCAGAAGTAAAAGGAGAGTTAGACCTATCCTTCTCCAAGATGGAGAGAATGATAATGGAATACATCGCAGCCTCAAATGATAGAGTAACTATTCATCAAGCACTCAAGCATTTGATCGTTGGCGGTAACGCCCTTATCTTCATGGGTAAAGATGGTCTAAAAAATTATCCGCTTTCAAGATACGTTGTTTCTCGTGATGGAAACGGTAACGTTATAGAGATAGTTACAAAAGAACTAATCAATAGAAAAGTAATGGAGATCGACATCCCAGACCCATTACCAAACACAGGGATAGATGAGACAAGCTCCACGGACAAGGATGACATTGAAGTATACACTTGTGTCAAATTAATAGATGGTAGGTGGGTATGGTACCAAGAAGCATTCGATAAGATACTTCCCGGTAGCCGTAGTACCGCACCTAAAAATGCAAGTCCTTGGTTAGTGCTCAGGTTTAATACAGTTGACGGAGAAGATTATGGTAGAGGCAGAGTCGAGGAGTTCCTCGGAGACCTTAAAACAGTTGAGGGATTATCTCAAGCACTTGTTGAAGGAGCAGCAGCAGCGTCGAAAGTAATATTTCTAGTCAGCCCATCATCCACAACTAAGCCACAGACTATTGCTAAGGCTGGCAATGGTGCCATTGTATCTGGACGTGCAGAAGACGTACAGGTAGTACAAGTGGGTAAAACAGCCGATTTCTCTACTGCTGCAAACATGGCTAATCAGATAGAGAAGAGATTACTCGAAGCATTCTTAGTGATGAATATAAGACAAGCTGAACGAGTAACAGCAGAGGAGGTACGACTCACTCAATTAGAACTTGAACAACAGCTAGGTGGTATATTTAGTTTGTTAACTATTGAGTTTCTAATACCTTATCTAAATCGTACACTCTTAGTTCTACAACGTAGCAATGAGATACCTAAGTTACCTAAAGATATAGTCAGACCTACAATCGTAGCTGGTATAAATGCATTAGGTAGAGGACAGGATAGAGAATCATTGACACAGTTTATTGGCACTATTGCACAGACATTAGGACCAGAAGCTTTGATGAAATTTGTAGAACCGCTAGAAGCTATACGCAGACTAGCAGCAGCTCAAGGTATAGACGTGTTGAATCTTATTAAGAGTCAGCAACAGATAGACCAAGAGATGCAAGCACAGATGCAAGCACAACAGCAACAAGCTTTAGTGCAACAGGCTGGTAAATTTGCTGGTAGTCCTTTGATGGACCCAACTAAGAACCCAGACATACAAGCAGCTATGCAAGAAGAAGAACCACCTATTGAGGAATAATGGCAGAAACACTATCGTATGATAATACTCCACAAACAGAAGTTCTTTCACCCGAAGAACAGGACTCTCTTGAAGTTGGAGAAAAGCTAGTAGCAGAACAAGAAGGGTTACTAGCAGGAAAATACAACAACCCACAAGAGTTGGAAAAAGCATACTTAGAGTTACAAAGTAAACTTGGAAAAGGAGAAACAGAAGTTGACGAAGGAGAAGGAGAGGCAGATGATTCGGAATTATCTGAAGAAACTACTGAAACTTCACCAGCATACGACTTAATAATGCAAGCTTCAGAGGAGTATTACGGAAACGAAAACACTCTTTCACCAGAAACTATTGAAAAGTTTTCAGAAATGAGCAGCACTGATTTAGTCAATGCTTATGTTGAGTCAATTAAAAATGCTCCTGCACAACAACAGCAGGAAGTAGACATACCTGATGCACAGGTAAATCAAATTCAGAACTCTGTTGGTGGCGAGAAACAATATACTAATATTGTATCTTGGGCTGCTAACAATTTACCTGAAAAACAAGTACTTGCTTATGACAACTTAGTTGCATCAGGAAATGTAGAAGCTATTAACTTAGCTTTGAAAGGTCTAAAAGCAGAGTATGATGATGCCTTTGGTAACGAGGGTAGAACTTTACAAGGTAGAGCACCTCGTAGTAATGATGGTATATTCAGATCGCAGGCAGAATTGATGTCAGCTATGAATGACCCACGTTATGATACAGATGAGGCATACAGAGATGATGTTCTCAGAAAATTAGATCAATCAAATCTTCAGTTCTAATGAACAAACAAACAAAAAATTCTTACAAAAAATTCGGACAAATGGTTTCCGAGTTTGGCAGTAACTGGAAAAAAATAAAAGATACTGCTAAGAAAAAACAAAAAATTCTAGATCAATACAAATGAAAACAAAAGATCTAGACACGCTACTCGAAAACGAGTATGCTTATGAACCACCAATACAATTAATTGAAATGTCACACCACAACACCAACCCAATCTTTACACATGAAGCAGAACGTTTTAATGGCTGGGCAGCGATGCTTGGTTTTGTTGCTGCTCTTGGTGCCTACATTACTACAGGTCAGATCATACCCGGCGTTTTCTAAACCAAGGGTTATAGACCCTTACAAATGGAAGATGAGTTGCTTCGATTTTATCCAAGCAAGATACAAAGTGATACTAGATGAGAACCTACCTAGCCGAGCTAAGATGGAACTCATCGAATTTTTCCTCTCTAAAGTAGACGAGGAATGCGACAACATACACATTAACTAATCAATCAAATGGCTGCAATCTCATTACAAAGAGACACTACAACCAACTGGGAGAAGTTTTGTAACTGGGTCACTAGCACAGAGAACCGTCTATACGTAGGCTGGTTTGGTGTGCTAATGATTCCATGTTTATTAGCTGCTGCCACATGTTTCATACTCGCCTTTATCGCTGCACCACCAGTAGATATAGATGGCATACGTGAGCCAGTTTCCGGCTCCTTATTATACGGGAACAATATTATTTCTGGAGCTGTCGTAC